ACTTGAGAATGCAACCCTCCAATAATAAGCGTATGGCCATCTATACACTGATTGGTAGGTATGCCAAACGTAATCGCACCATGCAACCAAAAACTCAAACTATCAATGCAAAAGCATTGTTTGCAAGTTTAGCGCGTGCCATATACGGTAACGATCATTCTGTTCGTAGGTTTCAACGTGATCTGTATGTGCAACCTGAGGAATTTGTTTATCACTATAAAGAATACATAATAGCATTAAGTAAAAAAATGATTTCATATGATGATACAATCGCAAAAGAGTTAGAAACATTTTACGATGATAACGCGTTTTACGATGAGATTAATGAATTTCATATGAAAAAACAAGCAAAGTTTGACCCTATGGTGGGGCATGATGCAAAAGTTAAAGCAGGACAAGGCGTTTCAGCAATGAGTAAAAGATTCAATCTTATCTTTAGTGCTGTCGGTCGTGCAATGCTACATCGCATCAATCAAATTGCCAAAGAACATGGTAACAATATTGTTTTTGCTGTTTTTGAAAGTGACGCGAAACTTGTGGAATCAATTAATAGTGTGCTATCAGTGACTAACATAGAAGGCAATAAATTCATAAATAAAGATATTGCTGAATTTGATACCAGATTTCTCTCTGTGTTTGTTGAGTTTACAACTATATTAATGAAATATGCAGGCGTTGATAGTACAATGCGTGACAAGTATTATAATAAACGTATTAATTGGCGTATGAATTGTCAATGTGGTGGTAACAAGAACACCACTGCAAAAATGACTCTTATGGGCAAACAAAAGCAAATGTCTGGTGGGCCACTTACTATATTTGAGAATACCATGGCTAATTGCGGTATTGTTAACCATTGTTTTCGATTTAAAGACGTCAAATTACAGGTGTATAAAGGTGATGATAGTAGTATTAACTGCAAAAGTTGCACTGCCACGGAGGAAGGTAAAGATTTTATTAAAATAACAAATCACAAATTCACTGGTGAAGAAGGTGATATTGGTGA